GTTTTCCCCACGCATGTGGGGGTGTACCTGATATTCTGGAAGGTGATTTCCGTGTTGCCTAGTTTTCCCCACGCATGTGGGGGTGTACCGCAGTGTTCGCATAACGGTGCGCCGTCTGGGTCTGTTTTCCCCACGCATGTGGGGGTGTACCGATGACTAATGAATCAGAGAACGAGATTAAGGGGTTTTCCCCACGCACGTGGGGGTGTACCGTGGAGTCGATGCCCATTGCACCGTTGGTATAAGTTTTCCCCACGCACGTGGGGGTGTACCATACAAAACAGCCGCCGACCTTGCGTCCGCCATAGTTTTCCCCACGCACGTGGGGGTGTACCTCACAGGAGACTGGTTAACAGCCATCAGAAGCGTTTTCCCCACGCACGTGGGGGTGTACCTATTTCTCCGCAATGTTCGCAAGTTGTGCAGTACGTTTTCCCCACGCACGTGGGGGTGTACCGGAGGCATAAGATGGAAACAAAAGAACTGATTGGTTTTCCCCACGCACGTGGGGGTGTACCGGCTATGCTGGGCAAGCGATGCGCATAATGATACGTTTTCCCCACGCACGTGGGGGTGTACCGTCTTGCAGCATTTCATCGGTTACATAGCACAAAGTTTTCCCCACGCACGTGGGGGTGCTCCGTTAGCAACAAAACTGCGTTGTTAAACTTGGGGATATTCTAAGGACGGCAGGGGGTGAGCCTTACAAAAATAGTTCAACCAAATGCATCCCCTCCTCGGGTTCGAGGAGGGGATCGTTATGCTTTGCTGTGGCGCGACCCTAACCTTGCGGACTGCGCTTTGATATTTTGGTGAGCCGAAGTTTCATAACTTCTGCATTCGCTCTGCGACTTGTGGCCGCTTGAGCTTACCGAAGTTTCATAACTTCTGCATTCGCTCTGCGACTTGAGGCCGCTTGAGCTCATCATTTACCAATCCCTCCCAATCCTTCTTGGGCAGGATGTACTTCTGGCCGTTGCTATCAACCACCGCTAAGCTGCCATCCGGCTTGACGTCGTAATCCAGCGGCTTAGGGAAGCCTAACTTAGCCAATACCACAGGAGTAAGACTCTTAGGTTTGATTAATCCTCCTTTTCATCGCCAATCGCCCTAGCGATCGGCATTGCCCGACGTGTCATGAGGCCACTCGGGCTAAGCGACATTGCATTTGTAGAGCGGACGGTAGTCGTTGACCCACACAGCCAGGAAGTGGCGCACTTTGAGGCGGTGCTCGTCATTGGTGAACACCGCCGGTGAATGCTCGGACCCCGCCACAAAGATCTCGGGCATTAGCCCAAAGCGCTCACCAATAAAAACAGCTGGCGCAATCAGCGGATCGCATGCCGCCGCCCAGTTGTTGGTATCGGTCCAATCCGGCACGGTCACCGGCACGGCACTGCCCTTGAGCACGTTATCGTAGACATAGCCGCTCTCGCGCACAAAGTTGCCTTCGCAGATCTCCCTGGCCGTCTTTTGCAGCGGGCGTGGCACAAGCAGAAACTTGGGGTTAACTGCCAGCTGCGGACCAGTGCCATAAATTCCCGCGGCATTCTTGATCAGCATGGGCTGCTTGTAGACATTGGCGCTGATCGCATCCCAGCTTGTGCTGGAAAGCGCGGTGGTGCTCAGGTTGGCATGCCCGCCTGCCGTGGTAACCGCCGTGGCGTTGAAGAGCGCACCGCCATCCGCCATGGTCGGCCCGATGCCGGCATTGCTAGTGAAAATGGCCGAGACCAAGCTGGAGATATTACGCATGCCAGCCGAAGCCAGCTCCCGCGTATACGCCCGCAGCTTGCGCGTCTCATCCCGATCGATCAGCTCGAGCGTCAGCGGGATATAGCCGCCATACTTGATAAAGTTTGCCGTCTCGGGGCTATCGCCAACTGCTAACTCGGTGTAGGTGCCGCCCTCCGCTACCGCCGGCAGCGCCCCCACCGTGCCCACCAGCGTGCCAGTGATAGGGTGCAAGGTGGAGAAATGCTCCTGCACGCTGATGTACTTCCACCAGTCGTAGCCGGCACGGCCCAGCTCATCCCAGGTATTAGCCACCAGCTTGTTGAGCGCATTTTTCACCAAGCCGGTGAAATCCGCCGTTGTGGCGAGCTGCACCCGCTCGGCGTCGTAGCCGCCGTGCAGCTCCAGGTCGCCCGTTAGCGAGAGATACAGCTCGCGGATGCCGCTAAGCTTGGGGACGGTAGCCCCTGCCAAGCTGGCTGCGCGAGGAACCCCAAAGAGATCATCCACCGCAACTTGCAGGCGGTCTGCCTCGTTGAACATCGCATCGATACGCCCAAACATCCTCACGCTCTCCGATGCTGTCAGCGCCGAGAGCAGCTGCCTTTGCTCGTCAATTGCCACGTTCACCTCCTCCATGCTAAAGTCCTTTCCAGCAAAGCGCTTCCGTAAGTGCTCCGCCGAAGGCTTGGGCAGCCGCGCTGCCGTCAGCATCTGCTCCAGGCTGAATGCCGCCAAATTGCGCCGCATCCGTACCGCCTCATCCAATTGCTCTTGCAGCTGAGCATTCACTCCTTCCGTTTGCTCATCTTTTTCCTCTAATTTGATTTCGTATTCTTCATTCTCCTCTGTCACTTCATCTCCTTTTTGATTGGTTAACCTATTTTTTGAATTCATTCCTCGCATAAACTTTCCGCCTCTGGCTGGGTTCACTACTAAATCTACGGAAAACACTTTCAGAATCTCATCCACTTTGTGATTGCTGCCCATGAAGGAAAGATCCGCGCTGAATCCGATTTTCTGACCAACTCCTGCTTCCTCAGCGCTTGCTTTTCCTTCCGGTTGGGAAATAAGCTGCTCTGCCAATGTCTGCAGCATCTCTGCCGCCGGTCCAAAGAGCTTCAGCGTGGCGCGGATCCCCTGGATGCTCTCGTCGTAGCGCGCCCCTTTGAGCACCCCCGCAATATCGCGGATCGAGCGCGAGCCTAACGCATGATCCACAAAGCAAAACACCCCTTCCCAAAGCGGCGCCGAGCTTTGCAGCACCGCCGGCGTGAACTTCCATCCATTGCCAGTCCCCGCCGTGATCGCGACAATATCATATTCCCCCTGTGCAATAGCCTCAGCCGATTTGAACTGAAATGCAGCGCGGTGAAATTTGGACGTGATCGTTGTCTCCATTATTTCTCCAGGTCTTTAGTTAAGGAAGTCGCTACGCTCCACTCAGCAAGCTGATGTTCCGCAGTCGCGATGATCTCATATTCCCCCGCTCCTGCCGGCGCCGTCACATCAATGGAAAATACCCCTCGGTGAAGTTGTAAAGTTTTATTCATTGCTTTCTCAATCTCCTTCACATTTTCTCGGATTTCATGCTTACAAACCACGGCTAAGAATTTGAGCCATAGTGGCCTCAAGCCACATGGCGAATGCCGAAAATAAAATACGACGGCGAGCCATAGTGGCCTCAAGCCACATGGCGAATGCCGAAAATAAGAATTTTCGGCTACACCCCTGGCGTGCGGATATCCCCTGTTTCATGGTCTATTTTGGGTGCCTTTGGTTTCCGCTTCTGCTTACCCGCGCTCTCATCGCTCCCAGCGCTTCCCATCTCCGCCTGCCCCTCAGCCACGATCGCCGCAGGGTCGCCTTCCTCGCCAATAAAGCGATACAGCACCCGCACCATCTCTTCCTTCGAGACTGCGCCGGCTTCCCGCAGCGTCTCAAACGCGCTCATGATATTTGTGCCTGCCATCGCCAATGCCACATTATCCCTTCCGGAAAGGTCCCCAGGGTGCACCTCCACTTCCTCCGCTATCCGCGTCCCCGTCACCAACGCATATCGGTTCAGCACAATCCCCATTAAATCCTTAATGATCCCGACAAAGATCAATTGCCGCTGTTGGAATTTCCGATAAGTCGGTCCCCCGCTGGCTTCCGCAGTTGTCCGTGTGGAGCTCTCTGGTTCAGCCAAAAAGTGCAGTGGGATCCCTGCGCCCGAAGCGATCATCTTCTTGATCGCCAGTCCGTCCTTCTCTGCATCGCTGCTCTCCAATTTCGGCGCCAGCACCGACCAGCTCTCGCTCTCGTCCGTCACCAGGATCGATCCAGGCTGCGGCGGGTTCGCTGCCAATTGCGCTAAGCGTGTCCGCCTGGTGGTGTCATTCAAAAACGTGCTTTTCACCACGTACATAAACGCATTGCGGTAACGGTTCAACCGCACTCTATCATCCAAAAACGAACTGTACCGCATCAGCCATTTCAAAATAGGCCCCAAATCGCTCTCACCCCACACCGCGCCTGCCGGCTTGTTGATCGTAAAATGCACCACGCACGGCTTCAGCTGGTCAAATACCTCCTTCTGCGGGTCGTATGCGCTATACGTCACCGGCTCCATCCCGCTCAGCCCCTTCAAAGTACCCTTATCCTTCAGGGTGTAAGCCGTCTCTTGCTCCAAATCATTCTCTTTTGTGCTGATTTCCGCCACCAGCGTTGCTGGGATCATTCGCACATAGCTCATCCCACCCGCGTCCGTGCTGATCAGCATAAACAGGTTCCCCGAGCGCGTAAGCTCATCGCACATCTCAATCAGCCGTGCGTCCATACGGTTAAAGCGATGGTTCCAAAAGCTCTTCACCACCTGCTGCGTTGCCTCGTCCGCCGCGCTCACCGTGTACCCACCCCCCACCACATACTGGCTGGTGATCTCCACAATCCGCCGCGCCAAGGGGTTATAGCGCCACGCGTCCAAGCATTGCTGCAGCAGCTCCTCCCTGGAGTACGCCGGTCGGTCAAATTCCGTCGCT